TATGACAACCAAATCAGTAAAAGCACCAAGAGGTTTTCATTGGATGAAAAAAGGTAGTTCATATAAACTGATGAAAGGTACATACAAACCACACAAAGGAGCTGTAAAGATGGCAAAGTTTACAGTACAAAAAAAGCATGGCTAAGAAAAAAAGTACAGTTAATAAAGCTGGTAACTATACTAAACCTGCTTTGAGAAAGAGATTGTTTAATCAGATCAAGGCTCGTAGAACTATGGGTACTGCTGCGGGTCAATGGTCTGCAAGGAAAGCTCAACTACTTGCTAAGACTTACAAAGCTAAAGGTGGTGGGTATAGATAATGGCGTTAGCTAAATCACAACGTAGTTTAAAAGCGTGGGGTAAACAAAAATGGCGAACAAAGTCTGGAAAGAAATCAAGCGTTACTGGGGAAAGATATTTACCGAGTGCTGCCATAAAGAGTTTATCTGCCTCAGAATACTCAAGGACCACTGCTGCCAAAAGAAGAGCAAAGAAAAAAGGTAAACAGTTTAGCAAACAACCTAAATCTATAGCAAGTAAAGTTAGAAGGTTTAGATCTTTTAGTTAGTTAATTCTTGGAAGTCTTGCCAAATAGTTTGCTCTGGACTCCAGAATCTTTCTTTCATAGCTTTCATGTTTAGTGAATGACATACTGTTGTATGATCTTGACTAAATATTTTTGCAATACTTGACGCTGACATAAGATATTTTTCAGATAATATATTGTGTATTAAGTTTCTTGCTCTTACAATATCTTGTGTTCTTGTTTTAGTGAAGAGCTGCGATTTGTTTACTTCTAATCTAATGCAAACTTTATTAATTAAGCTATCAACATTTAATCTTGGTGGTTTACCATATTGAATAGTATTCTTTCTTTTAAATGATGCTAACTTCTTTAAATCTTCCGCATCTTGCATGATCTTCATTCTTTCTTGGGATGCCATGTAGCCATCTTTAAAACCTAGTTCATACAAAGATCTCTCTCTGTCTGTCATGATATGCCAAGCAACTTTAACTGCATAAATAAAATGATTTACGTTGATTGATCTTAAATGTTTTTTATAAATGTCATTTATTGAAGTCATAGATCCCCCTGCTCTTTCTTTGTTTTTTTTTTAAAATGTAAAACCAATAACTATTTAGTCATTAGTTGTTCTTTTGTCTGCTCGATTTGCCATAGCAAATTAAAAGATTGTTGTTGCTTTAACGCCAACTCTCTTTTAGCTTTTAGGTAATCTTCATGAGCTTTGCTCTGTTGATCCTTCAGCTTTTGCAGACGAGTTTTCAACTCTTCCATCCTTCTCCTTTGTTACTTTTGTAAAATCCACTCTTAAATTTTGAATTTTACATTCTACAAACTCTCCTTCATTCTTGAGGTTTGCAGCTTTCTCAGCATCATCAAAGGTTTCAATCATTTGAAAATGACATTCACCATTAACAATTCGTCTAAACTTACTCATTTTTACCCTGTTTGTCTATATCTTTTTTGTGTAGATTAAATGCCATATCATTATAAATACTTAAATCATTATAGTTATCTGCCTTAAATCCTCTTGTAGATCTAAATAATTTAAGTGTCATCATGATGTGTGCTACTTGATATGGTTTTATTTTTTTCTTTAAATTGTCGGCTAATATTAATGTAAATAATTCTGAAAGTACACTGAAATTATATTGGTAATCTCCATAATCTTTTTCTCGATCCTGGATAATCTTCTTTTTAATTTCGTTATTTATCTCTGTTAGTTTCATATTGTTTTTAAAGGTATGGCAAAAGAAAAACAAGAGGGAGCTACTAGAAAGAAAGGGAAAGATCTAGTATATGATTCGACCCAAAAAACTTCCGCCATACCATTGATCACAATCTAGTATCGATTGTAATTACCTTGTTTATAGTCTGAACCTTGACCTTTTGCAAACCTATTGTTTCCATAAGATTGCTGCTGTCCGCTAGGCTTGGCAGCTGATGGTCCACTATTTGAAGGGGTCAAGACGACATTGATAATTCCTGTGGGATTACCTTGTTCATCAAGATCTTCAAATCCTGCTTGGTTGTACCAATCGTCTCCAACTTTTACACCAAGTCTCCAAGTTTTACCTGGAGGACTTTTAGGATTAACTGGTGCAACGAAAACTGGTCTGTTATCACCTTGTTGCTTGTCTGGATTATTTACAAGTTTTATATATATCTTGTCTGACATATTATATTGCTCCTTTATTTAGTTGAGTTTCCTTAGTTTGATATAGATCATCTAATTGTCTATACACTCTAAGGTGTTTCTTCATGGCAAGATCAAACGCATCTTTGTATTTATAAGATCTAAGTTTTCTTAGCTCATAAATAGTTGAAGCATTCTTAATATCGTTTTCGATATTATCTACTGCCATGACATGACTTGTGCCATGTGCTGTACCACTAGGTTGTGGAATTTTTTTAAATGGTTCTGCCTTGATACCATCATCATTATCTAAACCTGTTTTTAAATTTAGTGCATTTAAGAAAGCATACTTCTTAGCGTATGACATTCCATTACCTGTACCAAACTTATCTAGGTTTCCCATTGCAGAACATCCAGATATTTCTACGAAATCTTTTGGATTATCAATATCAAATATCTTCATGTTGCAAGTAACCATAACAAAGTTATCTTTAAGTTCATTGGTATAAGTACACAAAGGATATAAGTTATTATCTAGCAATGCTCTCATTGCCACCTTCTGTACTTCATCGTGTTGTAAAGGATTGAAGTGCATTCCTGGTACTTTCTTTCCTTTTGCTACACCCCCAGCTTCACAAGCTGCGTTGTGTAATTTTTGATAGATGTTTAGTTTCATGTATCTAACCCCCATAGTTGTTTGATTGTTTGTTTTTGCTCGTCTATTAAATCCCTATAATAAAAAGGATGATTTAATTCTGGTGGTTCTGCAAAGTGTGCAATCTTATTGATGTCACCTTTACAGAATATAATTAGTTCTTCCCATGACTTTAATCTTTGGGTCATGAAGTTATATCTTTCTTCTAAATAGTTTGGACTTAGCTGATAGTATTGATCGTCAAATATTTTATATTCATTTTCATTTACATAAACCAAATGTGGTTTTCTCTTGGTGCAGTGATAGTAGAATGCAACTTGACTTACATGGGTTGGGTCTGGTTCTGTAGGTAGTTGTGTTGTTGCCATATAGTATTCATCTTTGTTTCTTTTTTTCTTGAGTGATGGTGGTTTGGTTTTAAGCTCCATAAAAGATTCTTCAGACTCATAGTCGATACGACCTATGATGTCATGGATCATATCTTCACTCTTGCTAGACACATATCTTTCTGCAACAATCTTTTTATTACCAAATATTTCTTCAACACATTTCATTACATTTTTGATTGATGGATGTGCAGCTTCAACCATAGCTTCTCTACCAAGTTTATCCTTGTCATCTACAGGTGGTGTCAAGTTATTTATTTCATCTAATTCTTGTTGAAATACATCATCATAATCTTTATTCTGTAAGGTTATTTTTTTATCTGCTTGATACAAAGTCTCGCAAGTTAATCTTTGTGCAGTATTATTTACCAGGTTTCCAAAAGGTGCTTTGTATCTAATTTTAAATGTACGTCTAAGCTCTTGTGGTAAAGAATAATTAATTAATAATCTTGTAAAGTTTTGGCTTGAAGATGGAGACCAATGGTCCAACCCTTTGCCACCATTGAAGTTATCAAAATATTTTTTAAGACTTTCTTTTGTAATCATTTGTTTTTCCCTTTCATTTAAAATCTTTATACAGATTAAAAAAAGTATTGCAAGTAAAATAATACATAGTATATACAACCATATAGTATAAAACAAAGGAGCAAAATGACATTATCAGAATGGCGTAAGAAAGAAAAAATATCCCATTATACATTTGGTCAGATGCTTGGATTTAAGTCTTTAAATCCTGCAACCAACTCACAAAGGTATTGCCTTGAGAGTAAAGAAAAAAGATTTCCAAGACCAGATGTTGTAAAGAAAATATTAAAAGTCACAAACAATGAAGTGACTATTGATGACTTATATAGAGCGTGGTGGGATGAAGAAAAAAGAAAATAAACTTCCATACAAAAGAGTTCGTATTATCTGGCAAGATATTTTAAATGATAATTCTTGGTTTGATAGCAACAAACAAATAGATAACATGACATACGCTTGGTGCGATGACATAGGTTATTTATATTCTAAAGATACAAAGATGGTTAAAATATTTACATCTTATTCTTGGGATGG